CTCACCTTGCACGGGAAGAATGTCTCTGCCTTTGTCATACCACATACGAGCAGATTCTTCTTGGCCAAGTTGATGCGCTGCTTCTCCTGCCCATCGGCAGACAGCAGCACTTTCAACATCCCAGCCCTCGTTCTCTAACTTGCGTTCAGCTGCCTTGATAACATCTTCCCACTTGGAGTAGAAAAAGTATTCTCTGCACATATAAGTCCACATGCGTGGATCTTGGGGAAATTCTTTGACTGCCATTTCAAGCAGTTCTATGTATTGACCGCGTGACTTTGTGTTGTCTGGCAAATGCTCAATAACAGCATTGCGGATGTCGCAGTCAATCGTTTCGTGTTTGCCGTAAAAGACTTGCACTTCATGGCATGGATACTTCCATGTCCAATTCCATCTGGTATGAAGCCGATCACGTTCCCATTTGTTGTCATCGGTTTTCATGGTGATCCAGCCTAGGTCAGCACCTGGCTTCCACTTCTTACGAACCTTCTTGAAGAAATCGGGTTCTGGCACTTCATCTAAGTCTAAGATCAAACAGACATCAGCATCTTCTGGCACTAACGCAAGTGCTGCATTACGAGCCATATCAAACCTAAATGGCTTGATGTTGATTTGATGAACTGTTACTCCCAGTTCTTTAAGTTTTTCTTGTGTGCCGTCCGTGCTACCAGTATCAGCAACAACAACATAGTCAGCCCCAGCACAGGCTTTCGCAAAGCGTTCCGCATGAAGAATCTCATTCTTTGATATTGCATACACAGCAATCTTCATGATATAAGCCTATCACATACCGCCAAGCATTAGTATGTCGTAAAGGTTAGCTGCGCCTGTAGCACCTGTTGAACCCGTTGACCCTGTGTTTCCCGTACTACCTGTAGGGCCAGTCGGTCCTGTCGCACCAGTAGACCCGTTCGTTCCAGCCGTACCAGTGCTACCAGTAGCGCCTGTTGCGCCCGTGTTTCCAACTGCCCCATTCGTTCCAGCAGTACCTGTAGCCCCTGTCGCACCCGTGGCTCCATTGGTTCCATTTGAGCCAGTAGGTCCAGTTGGTCCTGTAGAACCGTTGGTACCTGCTGAGCCTGTCGCACCTGTTGGGCCTGTAGTCCCAGTTGCTCCGTTAGTTCCTGCGGTTCCTGTGGCACCCGTTGCTCCTGTCGCTCCAGTATTTCCAGTTAGTCCAGTTGAGCCTGTGTTACCTATGGCTCCTGTGTTACCTGTATTTCCTGTTGCTCCAGTATTGCCTGTGTTGCCTGTTGGTCCAGTCGGTCCAGTAGAACCAGTGTTGCCAGTAGAACCAGTGGCGCCAGTAGCGCCAGTATTGCCGTTAGCGCCATTTGCACCAGTTGCTCCTGTCGGTCCGAGTTGGGTGTACATAATCTGCTCAACGTGAAGATTCACACTAGGGGATGCAGGGCGAGTTGGTGATGTACCTGCCGATACAGCCAACAATTCCATATAAGTATTTTGTGATGACCAATAGAATTGAATGTAATCGCCAGCATTTACGGTTAATAAATCTTCAATGTTTGCAAGCACTTGGTTATTAACACCAGCAGTTGTAAAGACTGCCGTTGACTCGGTTACGGCTGTGCCGTTAAGTGCATACCAAACGTTAACCTGATAGTTGCTTCCACCGCCTGTGGTAATGAACTGACCTAAAAGGTTTACTGAGTAAGTTCCAGCATAGGCAAAAGTTATTTGACTGCTTGAAACAATACTTACACCGCTTGAACCAGCATTGGTGTTAATTGTAATAAGATTTGCGCTAGTAGCGCCAGCGTTGGTTTGGGTTGTAGTGTCGTAAAAGTTTCCGTAGTAGCCTAAAGCGCCACCTGCGCCTGTAGCACCCGTAGCACCAGTTACCCCAGCGCCAGTATTACCTGTCGCTCCTGTGGCTCCTATAGGCCCTGTAGGGCCTGTAGAACCCGTATTACCAGCACCTGTGTTACCAGTCGCTCCTGTATTGCCCGTAGCGCCTGTATTACCTGTTAATCCAGTAGGGCCTGTAGGGCCTGTTGCACCTGTATTTCCGATAGCTCCTGTCGGACCAGTGTTTCCTTGGGAGCCTGTATTTCCTGTTGCTCCTGTGTTTCCTTGTGCTCCTGTGGCTCCTGTGACACCCTGCGCCCCCGTATTTCCAGTAGCGCCAGTGTTACCTTGTGCGCCAGTATTGCCCTGGGCACCTGTGTTGCCCTGTGCCCCTGTAGGGCCAGTTATTCCTTGGGCACCAGTATTGCCAGTAGAACCTGTATTTCCCTGAGCGCCAGTTGGCCCAGTAGAGCCAGTTACTCCAGTTGACCCTGTGGATCCAGTAGACCCTGTGCTGCCAACAGCACCTGTTGGGCCAGTAACACCTGTGGATCCTGTCGCTCCAGTGACGCCAATTGATCCTGTATTACCTTGGCTTCCAGTAGGTCCAGTTTGGCCAGTGCTACCTGTAGGTCCTGTTGGACCTGTTGATCCAGTTGATCCAATAGAACCCGTGGCTCCTGTATTTCCTTGGCTACCTGTTGATCCAGTTCCGCCAGTTCCGCCTGTAGATCCAATGGCTCCTGTGACACCTGTGTTACCTACCGTTCCTGCGTAGCCCTGTGGGCCTTGTGGACCAATTGGTCCAAGCTCAATGGTTAAAGTTTGTGTTGTGAGAACGTCAAAGACGTTTGTAGTAATTGGGATTTCAATTACGGAAATGCTATCAGGTGTGACTGACATTATTGAGTCACGCTCGCAGCCACTGTAAATGCACCCTGAAGAATCTTGTATGTAACGCCAGCTGTATTATCGGTAAGGTTAAGATCGTACAAGTAGTTGCCAGCTGTAAGGGCTGCTGTATCTGAAGCAGAAAGGTTGAGGTTAACTCGGCCATAGGCTGAGTCAATTGTAATCTTGCCATTGGATGTTGAAAGTTCAACAATGATGCCAGTGTCGGTAGAAGCACGAACCTGCATATCGGCGGTGTAGTTAGACAAAATAACTGGCACTCCGCCAATCTTCCAGACTGGGGCAAGTTGGAATGTGGTGCCTTGGTAAACTGTGATGTTGTATCTACCTGGATTCATCAAGGCTCCTTAGACTGTGGTGATGTTTGCGCCGTAACCAGCGTTAATCAAAATTGTTCTCTCTGGGTCGGTGATGATGTACTCATGCCCGCCGAGGTAGCAGTAATCTGCTGCTTGCGTTTCATCCACGCCTGGAGTTCTTTCACTTTTAACTGTTGTGCCGTATACAAGAATCGTATTGGCACGGGCAATTCTATAACGCCAGAACAATCGCGTGAAGCCTGCTGGGCCTTCTTCCACCGTAGGTGGCTTAAACATGTATGCCATTGTTCTCCTTATTGGGGTTAGCCCCCGCCCGAAAGCGGGGGACTAACACTTACTTCAAACTACGCTGTGTGGATTGAAGATGTTGATTCAATACGAACGAGTGATGGCTCACGGTAACGTGCCCATCCAAGTACGCCGTACCATCCGATTGGACGGAAACGCATCAACTTATCAACGATTGGTCCGAAGATGACATGTGGCTCTTCAGCAACTGCCTCTGCGAGTGCCTGCTTACCAGCAACGAGTGTACGGAATACACGTACGCCACCTGTAGCGTTGACATATGAAGAAGTACCGAAAGTACCTGATGCTGAACCAGCACCTGTACCGTCAGTGAAGTTGGCCATACGTGGAGACTCAACAAACATTGCGCCTTCGTATGTTCCGATTGTGCCTGGCCAGAACTCAGAAGCACCTGTCTCTGAGTACTTGTGGTCGTCACGCCATCCGCCAGCACCAGTCTCAGCACGAAGATCGTGTGAAACTTCTGGGTGGATACCAACCCAGTAGTACTCGCCCTGACGTGGGACAGCCTTGTTAGCACGGAGCTTAGCGACAGCCAAACGGATGTCACGAGACTTGATTACGTCTGTTGAGAGGATTGACTTGTTAGTAGTACCGTTTGTGTATGTACCAGCGAAGGTAGATACTACAGAACCGTTAACTTCTGCAATTGCGTTGATTCCGCCTGTGAGGGTAGAAAGCGCAACTGTGTCAAGTGAGTCAGCCATGTTGAACGCGATGATGTCTGCAATCGCTGGATCAACGTCTGAGAGTGAGAACAATTCAAGCTTACGGGTTGCAAGTGATGCATTTCCGTATTCCTGAAGTGTTACTGAAGCTGTTGTTGTGTTACCAAGTGCAACTGCATCTGGATCAACTTGCTCAGTAAGTGGTGTTGTTGCAGCCGAGAGATCAGTATAGAACTGGAAAACGACTGATGAACCAGGCATAGCCTGCTGTACTGGCTTCTTGTCCGCTACATCGCGAACCATTGGCACAGCACGAAGAGCGAACTCAACATAACGATCATAGGCGGTCTGTACGAGTGAGGTACCGAGCGAGCCAGAGGTCGTATCTGTATATGCGTTAGCCATTGTGTGTCACCTTCTTTCTGTAAAGGTTTGTGCTTGGATGGGTTTTTTATCGTCGGAAACGTTGGCTTGGTGAGCCTGTTAACGCGTTAAGTTCTTCAACTGTCTTTGCCCCAGCAATCTTTGCGGCCAGATCCTGGTCACGAGATGGGGTATTTGCGTTTTGTGTTGCAGCGTCAATGCGCTGATATGCTGCCACGTTTGCTTTGGTTTCTTCTGATGTTGGAGCAGGTTCTTGTCCAGCAATCTGGAATCCGAATACATCGGCGTTCTCTGATAGCCAGGCATCAAC